TTTTTTGAAACAAATCCTGAGAATCAAGAAAGAGTTGATAATTACAAAAAGCCAACCTTTACACAACTTAATCTTACAGAATTAACACATAACGCAGAAGCCGTTGAACTGCAAAGGCAAACTTTGGTTCATATGGGTAGATATTTAAAACAATACTACCATTTAGTTGAAAGACGTTGTTTTCCTAAAGAACATCAACATGGGTTTGAGCAATTTAGAATTAAAAAATATAAGAATGATGGCAATGACATGTTTAATACACATGTAGATGTTCAAGATTATATGACATCTAGACGATATCTTTCATTCTTTTGGTATTTGAATACGGTAGATGAGGGTGGTGAAACTGTGTTTACCGATTTGACAATTAAGCCTGAAGCTGGTAAACTGGTGATCTTCCCGCCTCTTTGGATGTTCCCCCATAAAGGTAATCCTCCAATTAGTAACGATAAGTATCTTTTGAGCACATACCTTCATTACATTTGACATGGACAGAATTGAAATCACAATTTTAAGGAGTTTAATTTTTAATGAAGATTATTGTAGAAAGGTAATTCCCTTTATTCGTCAAGAATATTTTGGAGAGTATGCTGAGCGTATTATCTTTGAAGAAATTTATGAGTTCATAGCAAAGTATGATAAGCTAGCAACTAAAGAAGTTCTTTCGATTGAGGTATCTAATCGTAGAGATCTTTCAGAAGATCAACTTAAACAATGTAATGATATCATCAGCAATCTTACTGATGATGAAGCAGACTTTGATTGGCTTTTAAACTCTACTGAAAAGTGGTGTAAAGATCGAGCAATTTATCTGGCTCTTATGGAGTCAGTTCATATTGTTGATGATGACACTGGTAAAAAGAATAAAGATGCTATTCCTCACATCTTGAGTGAGGCACTTGGAGTATCTTTTGACCATAATATTGGTCACGACTATGTAAAAAACTTTGAAGAACGATATGATTTCTATCACAAAACTGAAGAAAAAATCCCCTTTGATCTTGAATACTTTAACAAAATTACCAAAGATGGTTTACCTAGCAAGACTCTCAATGTCGTACTTGCTGGTACAGGTGTCGGGAAATCTTTATTCATGTGCCACTTGGCTAGCTCCGTGTTGCTCCAAGGACGGAACGTTTTGTACGTTACGCTTGAAATGGCAGAAGAGAAAATTGCTGAACGAATTGACGCAAATCTCTTAGACGTAGATATTAAATCTATTGCCGAACTTCCTAAACGAATGTTTGAAACGAAGATTCAAAGTTTGGTTAATAGAAGTATTGGCACATTGATCATCAAAGAGTATCCAACTGCATCTGCACATGTGGGACATTTCAAAACTTTGCTGAATGAATTGTCCATGAAAAAAAGCTTCAAACCAGACATCATTTTTGTAGACTACTTAAACATTTGTGCCTCATCTAGATATAAGGGTAGCATAGTTAATAGTTATACTTATGTTAAAGCTATTGCTGAAGAGCTTCGTGGTCTTGCTGTTGAGCATAATGTACCTATTGTCACGGCTACCCAAACTACTCGTTCAGGTTTTAATAGCTCTAATATTGAACTCACTGATACTAGTGAGTCCTTTGGTCTTCCTGCTACTGCTGATTTTATGTTTGCCCTTATTAGCACAGAAGAGTTGGAGCAGCGTGGGCAGATATTGGTAAAACAGTTAAAGAATCGCTATAATGATCCAACTGCAAACCGTAAATTTTTGATTGGAGTTGATAGATCAAAAATGCGTCTCTATGATATTGAACAATCTGCTCAAAAAGATATACTTGATAGTGGACAAGAAGAAGTTGAGATTGAATCTAAACCAAAATCTAAAGCATTTGAAGGATTTAAATTTTAATTATGATTACAACTATAGATGATCTTTGGAAAGATTCTACAGAAGTTAATAATAAACAGTACGAGATATTTACTGCAGGAACAGAAAATGTTTTGGTCATTAGAGATTTTTTAAAATATCCAGATAAATTAAAAAATCTTATACGTTCTTTTCCATACTTTGATTCACAACCAACTTGGAGACCAGGAAAAACTGCAGGATTCCCCAGTTCACATTGTCCTAAATTTGGATCTTTTATATCAAAACAATTTGCTAATATTTTTCAAAGCAATGATGTTCAATGTTATGATTTGTATGTAAATTGTTTTAATGGTAAAATGAATTGTTCTTATCAATTGCCACATGTAGACTGTTCTATTTTTCCATTATCAGTTCAAACACATATAGCTGTCAATGTTTGTTTAACTGAAAATATGTTAGGAGGTACAAGCTTTTGGTCATTTAAAAATAAAATGAATTTGTTTGATATGTCTTTAGGGCAAATTAATGAATTGTATCACATCATGAATTCTTTCAACAGTAATAATTCTATGCCATGGAAACAATTTACGGGTGATAACAATTTTGAGATGGAAAAAGTAATACCAATGGAATATAACACATTAGTGGCTTATCCAACAACTACATTACATAGTCCTTATATTGAAACAAACTGGTTTGAAACTTATGATAGAATTAGCCTAGCAGCGTTTCTGCAAATTTATCCAAATTTTACACCATCTACTGATGAAGAACTTTGGAAAAAATTTAGATTGAAAGATGTTTTTAATTTGACATTTTAATTTTTTTATTCTATAATACTATTACTTACTAAAATTTTATGGAACGACAGATTAATTTTAGCCGATATCAAAAATTTGTAGATGCTGTAACATCTGATGCATCTAGAGATTTTGTTTCATTCTCTGATCGCATCGTTGAGCTTGATGGAAAGGGAGCAAATATTGAACGACTGCTTACTGCTGGTGTTGGTATTAATGCTGAGGGTGGTGAGTTTCTTGAGATTATTAAGAAAATGATTTTCCAAGGAAAGCCTTGGAATCTTGACAACAAAGAACATTTGATTATTGAACTTGGTGATCTTATGTGGTATGTTGCTCAAGCATGTATGGCTTTAGAAATTTCTATTGATGAAGTTATTGCTCGCAATGTGACTAAACTTGAGAAGCGTTATCCTGGTGGATCTTTTGATCCTTACTATTCTGAAAATCGTGCGGAGGATGATCTGTGAAAAAAGAAGTAACTATTACAATGAACGTTCATGCAGCTGCTGCTGTTCGTCAAGTTTTGTTTGAAGCTCAAAAAGGATACACATATGATGTAAATAGTGTTCCTCCTCGCATTTTTGAAATGAGAGATGTAATTACAGATCTTGATGATGCAATTGGATCTGCATTGGAAGAATAATAAATAAAAGAAATAATGTGTTAAAATGCTTACAGTTCTGACTCCTATTCTAGATGAATTTTTAGATGCATACAAGTCAGAAAAAAAAGTAATTAGAAATGATAGGGATGCAATGATTGATTTGTATCTCTATTTTTCTTTTTTTATGGATGACTTAATTGCAAAAAATAAACGTGAAAAAAATAAATATATCAAATTAAAAAAAGCTGGATTAGATTATATTAAAATAAACAGCAAAAAAATCATCAAACAATTACACAAATAAAATGAAAACATTTTTGCAATTTGTAACCGAAGTAAAAAATATACTTCCCGAAATCGCTACAGAAGATATTCGGGAGCATTATATTGCTGGGGAAATTTTTAAAGAAGGTTCTTTGATTGAACAAATGTCAACAGGAAGAATTGGTACTGTAATGCGAAGAGGAACAAATTATTTAATTTGTTTGACTGATGATGGTGAACTTTTTAAACCATGGATTACTGATAGTAAAGAGGTTTAAAATTTTTTCCAATGTTTTTCATGGATATAACCCATTGAATATTTTAATTGATCTTCTTTTAAAATTAAAATACAATCACCAACTATAGCTAATCTCTCCCCATTAAAATTTTTATCAATAGCTTCTGTGCCGTGTGGAAGCTTACTTGGAAAAATTATTATAGTACCTTCTTCAGGAGTTAATGAAAAAGATTGAGCATTGTGCTCATTGTATGAATTTACAAATGCACTATCTTTGTTTCTAGCTCCATGGAAAATATCAGAGAACAAACTATTTGGTTCATGTATATTTAAAAATTTAAGTTTATGAGAATTTTTGGGAATATTAATATAGTATACAAATGATATATGACTACTTGAGTGTGTATGTGCTGGAATATGATATTCTGGATTTCTAGTTCTTGACAACCAAGTTTTAGTTATTGTAATATCAAATACATCTTTTAAGAGTAAAGTATCTTGAATATAATTTTTTATATGTAATGAAATATTTTTAAATAATGGTTCTAAGTCTGCTTCTAAATGTAATAAAGGATTACCACATTCTTCGCTAACAGTTGTAATGTATTCAGTTTCTTCATAATCATATTTTGGGTACAAATTGTAAAAATATTTTTTGTTTTCTTCATGATTGGGCAACTCCCCAATATAAATTGTAGTGGGGAAAATTTTAACAGTGTCAAAGTGCATGTAAATAAAATCAGTATATTGTATATAGAATTTTGATAAATAAATAAAAATAGGTAAAAATCCAACGTAGGAATATGTCTAATCCTTGGCAGCAAGTATTTGAGTCGCATAGAGACGCAATTGATCAAACCTATATTGCTGAAAAATATGGTCAGCATAAAGGCGATGATCAAGAAGAAACTCAAGCACTTTACGATCTTCGTAATAAAATGAAGAACATGGGTAAGGATGCTGTTATTGCATACCTTAAGCGTTCTAAAATGTCTCCTGAGAGAAAGGCTAGACTTGCTAGGTCTTTGGGTGTAAGTGTTACTGAAGAATTTGTAGATGAGAGTGCAGCACAATTAATACGCCTTGGTTTAATGGCGGGAACTGCAGCTGCTGGTTCTCAACTTATTCCAGCTGCTAAAGGCATAAGAGATAAATTAAATCAAATTCAACAACAAAAAATAAAAGATATCAAACAGGTTGATCCTAATCTTAAGATGTCTTATGAGCCAGAAGGTGATTCATTAGACGAAAAAATTACCGCAAGCACAGATATTGGAACTGCTATTAGAGATTTTAGAGCATCAAAATCTCCACAGTTAGCTGGTAGATCAAGTGATGAAAGAAGAAAAGCAGCCATTGCTGCAGTTCTTCAAGCACGTAGAGATGCAGAAAAAACTAAAAACGAAGAATTTGAATTGCAAGAAGAAGCCAAGATTCTTGTAAGAGTTACCAAAGAAGATGGATCAGTATTCCAGAAAAAGATTCCAGCTTCGGCACTTCAAGATTATAGAAAGAGATATAAGACTGTAGTTGTTGTTGGTTCCACTGAAGGTGGTTCTGGTAAAGATGCGAAGACATCAAATGTGAATGAAGAGAAAAAGAAAAAGACAGCACGTTGGTGGGATGATGATGGTGATGGAGTTGGTTATGAGAAAGGAGAAGTTTCTGGTTCCTTTAAGAAAAAGAAGAAAACTAGAAAAGAAGAATACTCCGATTGGAGATCAGAAAGTCCAGATATTGCTGAAGCAACAAAAGCGCAGAAAAGCGTAGAAGGAAAAGCCCACGCCTCCTATGAAAATGGAGAGGATAAAAAAAAAAGGAAAAAGAATGCCGATGAGTCCGAGTGTGATTGTTCACATGAAGTAAAAGAAGCTGCAGAACTTCTTGCACAAGAACTTGGTGCTGAATTTATTAACATTACAGAGAATGTTGGCAGAAAAATTTTACAAACTGTTTTAAAAACCGCAACTAAAGCTGCGCCTGCAGAACTGAAACTTGGTCAAACAGCTCCAGGGGCAATAGTAAAATACAAACCTCAAGTAACTGCAATTACAAAAGCAAAACCTGAAGTCACTGCAATTACCAAACCTGGAACAAAGCAGCAAACAGCTACTAAAGTAGATGCAAAAACTGGTGAACTTGTTAAAGTGGATGTAAAAACTGGTCAAATTGTTGTAGCAGATCCAAAAGTTAAAACGCAAACAAAAACAAAAACATTAGCTTTACCATTAACACAAACTCAAACACAGACCCAGACATCAACTCCTGCTCCTCCAGCACCGCCGACAACTGGAAAGCCCCCAGCTCCAGGTCCAAAAGCAGGTAAAGGAGCTGGCAGATTGCCAAAAGTAAAACCAAGTCCAGGTTTATCTGATCCCGTTGCTCCAGCTTCGACAATTAAAGCATAAATAATTACATAATTTGCATGGAGTCACTATGTCTGCAGCAATTGCTTGGGCATTAGCAAACCAAACTCTTATTGCCACCGTACTGCTTGCAGTATCTGAACTTCTTGGCGCTAATCCAAAAGTTAAATCAAACGGTATTTTGTCGTTCTTACTTCTTCAGGCTCAAGAGCAACTGAAGAAAAGAGGTGGAAAGGATTTAACTCCATAAAAAACAAAACGTAATATTATAATTTAAAGAGATCAGATCTAGAGATCTCTTTTTTTTATAAATATTCTTAGATAAAAATTTAAGTTATAGGTAAAGCATATGGCTCTCTGGGGCATTTCAACAACGACTGAAACTTCTGCTAATTCTTTTAATAGACCAAAGCATTTGTCGGAAGCTGATAGAAATAGAACACCTCATAACTGTTTTGCAAACGGTCAGGGATGG